ATGAATTTTAAAAATAAAATAATATGGTAAGTTGCGGAACTAATAATACAGGATCTAACGGAAATGATGGAGATTTAAGTGTCTTAGATTTATTACTTCAACAAGATAATTTTGGTGATAATGATGGAGATGGAATAAGTGATGATTTTGGAGTAAAATATGAAGTAAGTGATGCTTTTAAACCCCCCGTAAGATATTATCCTGATGGTACTTGTGTAATAGAGGAAGATGAAGAATTTTATAATGAGCAAAAGGAAAATAATGGTAAAGATAATTCAGATCCAGGAGATCCAGAAATACCTATTAATAATCCAATTCCTATAAGGGGATGTACTAATCCACAAGCTTCAAATTATAACCCCAAAGCAACAGAAGATGATGGTTCATGTATAATCCCATCAGTACCTGTTACCCCTCCTACAGGAAATCCAGATATGTCTCAATATGTAAATTTTCTTACACCTAGATCAAAAGCAACAGCAAATGCAGAAGCAACACATGGGTATAAAGTACCAGAAAGTTCTGCTGATTATGTGGAATTAGTAAGAAAGGGCGTAGTGTATGGAAAAGGTAATATAAATGCAAAAAGATTACCTGCAAGGGTAGGATATTATGACTCACCTGGAGATGGATCTGAAGGATATTTTAAATGGATTGAAATACCTAATTATAAAAATACAATATATTGGATTCCCGCACCTAGACCTTTTTATCTAGCTACAAAATATTGGAGAAATGGAGGGTATGATAATAGAGCAAGACAATCCGACCATCATATAGGATGTGGACCTGAAGTAGTAAAAGATGGAATGTATACAGCGGGTAAATGTCCAGCAGTAGAAGAGATAGTAATACATACTACAGGAATTCCTAATGAAACAACTCCAAATGATCCATTAAGACATGCAGCAGGAGGACCAACAAATAAAGGATGGTCTACATTTCCATATCATTGGATGTTTAGAGGAGATGGTTACGCTGCTCAAATGTTACCAGATTGGAAATATGGTGCAGGTGCGGGACCCTATACTGGTGGATCAGATACTAGGAATATAGGAATATCATGGATGACATATGATGAACAAACAGATTGTGGAACAGCAGGTTATCCAGAAAAAGGTATATGTCCTTATTGGAATGGTGAATATAATAGTGAGAATAAAAAAATAATAATAGAACCTCCTACAAAAGCATACACAGTAGCTGAATTAAACGCTGAAGGAGGTTTTACAGGTAAAAACAGGGGAGCATGGCCCTCAGATGCACAAATAATAAATATGGCTAAATTAATAGCTATATACGTAAAAAGATATCCAAACATAAAAATAATAGGACATCATCAATTAAAATCAAAACATTGTCCCAATTTTTGGATCCCCTCATGGATAGCAGCAGGAGGAATACCTGGTTTAAATCAAGCAGGTATAGATAAATTAATTAAAAAAGGAGGAGCAGGAAGTGGAGCAGCAGAAAACGGATTTACTTATAAAAAAAGCTTAGCTAAATATGGAAAAGAAGAACTACTAATATATGCAGCACAAGAATTAGCTAAAATTTCAAATCCAGCAGGAATAGGTGGTGGTAGTGCTCCCTCCCCTAAATCTAACTCAAACACACCAGAATCAGCTGATGTTGATAGTTTTGGAAATCCTGTAGAAGGATCTCCTAATTTTAAAGATTTTAGAGATATGGATTGTAATGAATTTAGTGCATTTTATCATAATATTAGAAATAAGGGTCCTCGTAGTCCAAAAGATAATCTAATAGCATTTTCTAGTACATTACCAAGTTCAGAAGCTAGATCAGATTTTGATCAAAAAAGTATGCAATGTCAGGACCAACTTTAAAATAAAAAAATGGCAAATAGTAAAGTAAAAATAACATCAAAACCAGAACAACCTTTTGCGTATCAAGGTAATCAGGTAATTATAAATACTGATAGAGTTGTAATGCAATCTAAAAAAGATAGTGTTCTTGTATTTGCAAAAGAACATATGTCATTTAGTGCAAATAAAAGTATACATTTTGACACAGGAGGAACACCTAACGATCCAGGAGACAGTTATTTTATTATTAATTCTCCTAAAATAATTTTAGGTTTAAAAGGACAAAATGATCTCCCAACAGAACCTGTTTTATTAGGAGAAAGAACAGAAGAATGGTTAAAAGATTTATTAGCTGCTATTGATGCATTATGTGATATAATAGATGGTCCTGAAAATATAGATTCAGCAGGAGATGTACCTTCTCCAGCTTTAGTTTCAGCTTTAAAAACTTACAGAAAAGATCATATAAAAAACTTAGCTTCTCAAATAGGATATAGTTATAAAACGAACGAAGACTTTAAACATAAAGTAGACACTAGTCAAATTTCAAGTAAAAACGTATTTACAATTTAATTATGGAAGCAGTAATAGGTAAAATAACTACAATGTTAAAGTCTAAACTACATGGACTTAAAGGTAAAGCTACAGAACAGGGTAAAAGAAAGGTAATGAAATATAAAGAAAAATTACCTACTGAAGACCAAATAACAGAAAAATTAAAAAGTTCAGGATGTTCAGATGCAGATAAAAAAAGATTAGAAGCAAAATACAATAAAATTAAAAATTTACTAAATAAAATAAAAGGGATAGTAGCAGGAGCAGCAGCAGCATGTGCAGGTTTAGCAGCTATACTAGCTATGTTAAATGGATTATTAAAAATATTAGATGCAATTGTTAAAATATTAAATGTAATATTAAAAATCTTAAAAATAGTAATAAAAATAGCAAAAATAGTAGTTAAATTTTTAGGAGGAACAGGTACTGGGGGTTTAATAGATTTATTGTCTCGTTTAATAGTAAAAGCAGAATATACTATAGGTAAATGGGTTCAAGCAGTAGGAAGAGCAAAAGAATTTATAAAAAAAATGCTTAAAAAATACATTAACCCAATTGCAAAAGCATTAGCTAAAGCAGCAGCAGCTTTAGCTGCTTTATTAGGAATAATTGAAGGTCTTTTAATGGTATTAGAATTATTATATATGTTTATGTTAAGTAAATGTGCTATAAGTGGTGGGGATAATATTTCAACATCAGATACTAATACTAATGGAAACGGAACAGCAGGAGATGGATCAGGAAATGGATCAGGAAATGGATCAGGAGGATTAGGAAATGGAACTAAGGGAGATCAATTAAATACCTTATTTGGTATGTTACAAAATAGTTCTCCTGAAGAAATAATAGGTAGAATGGCATTAAGAGGAGATGATGAATATATTCGTTATATTAGAGATGCCCGTTTTCAGACAATAGGATATGAAAGATTTAATGCAGCCATAACTTCATTAGACAGTACCCAAGGAGTAGATTATCCTTATCCAGATATTAGTAAAAATATAGCCCCAGAAACAAGAATTGATGCTGAAAGTAGATTACCAGAATTTCCAGATTTAGTTAGGGGAAATAGTAAGAATAATATACTAAGAAGAAACTTAAAAGAAAATCCAGATGGTCCTCAACCAAGTGATGAGAACATAGGATCTTATTAATAAAAAATAAAATTAATTTATATTTATAACAAACAACAAACAAACATGAAAGCAAAAACTTTTGAAAATCTAATTAGAAAAGTAGTTAGAGAAGAAATTGATTATTCGTTACGTAGAGAAATTAAATCACTTAAGGAAGATTTACGTGATGAATTAAAACCAACTATTACAGAGCATAAAGAAAAAATAGCTGAAGTTCCCGAAGCAACTAAAACTTCGTTAAGAGAAAAAATAATGGGTAATGCACCTATAAAACAACGCCCAAAACAAGCATTTACATCTAACAGTGCATTAAATGATTTATTAAATGAAACAGCACAAGGAGACACAAATACACAAACTGCTACATCTCCTAGTATAGCAGAAACAAACATGCCTGATCCAGTAGCAAAAGTAGTAAATAGAGATTATAGAAGTTTAATGCAAGCAATTGATAAAAAGAAAAATAGATAATAAATGGCTATTTTAGAAAGAAGAAATATTAAAATAAATCCTATAGATTTACCTCAAAATGATAAAGTAGCGGTAGGTGTTACTTTTCCCTTTGATGGATCTGCGGTTTTTAATTCTTCTTATACAACTAAAGACCAAGTAAAAAGTAATTTAATTAACTTACTATTAACTTCTCCTGGTGAAAGATTAATGAATCCAGAATTTGGAGTAGGTATAAGACAATATTTATTTGAACAAGTTATAGATAAAGAATTTTTAAAAAATAAAATAACAGACGGGGCACAAATTTATATCCCCCAAATAGAAATAGATGATGTGTTTATTAAAAGAGAAAATCTAACAACAACACCAGAACTTCACACAGTAAGAATATCACTATATTACAAAGTATTAGCAGACAGATCAACAGATGCAATATTATTAAACTTTAACTAAAATGGCATATTCAAAAACATCAAATACCCCACGAATAAAAAGTGTTAAATATTTAAATAAAAATTTTAATGATTTTAAAACTCAATTAACGGATTTTGCACAATCATATTTTCCTGATACTTTTAATGATTTTAGTGATTCATCTCCAGGAATGATGTTTATAGAAATGGCCGCTTATGTAGGGGATGTTTTATCTTATTATCAAGATACCCAACTACAAGAAAACTTTTTATTATTAGCACAAGAAAAAGAAAATTTATATAACTTAGCTTATTCTTTAGGTTATAAACCTAAAGTAACCAATACATCCACAGTAATGTTAGATGTATTTCAATTAGTACCTTCAGATGCATCTAATGATCATCAACCAGATATGAGTTATGCACTTAATATAAAAGAAGGATCATCTTTTGCGTCATTAGGACCAAAGTTTATATCAGAAAAAGATGTAAATTTTAAAATAGATAGTGATCTTAGTCCTTTAGAAACAACTGTATATTCTATTAATAACCTTAATAATAAACCAGAATATTATCTTTTAAATAAAAAGGTAAAAGCACATTCAGGTGAAATAAAATTGAAAAAATTTGAAATAGGAAGCTATTCAAAGTTCCTAACATTAACATTAAACGATACAGATATTATAGAAATAGAATCAATAGTAGATTCTAATGGGGATAAATGGACTGAAGTTCCTTATTTAGCACAAGATACAGTATTTGAGGCAGTAGAAAATATAGCTAGTAAAGATCCAGAATTACACGGATTTAATGAGTCAACACCTTATCTTTTAAGTTTAAAAAAAGTTCCAAAAAGATTTGTAACTAGAGTAAAATCTAATAATACTTTAGAAATCCAATTTGGTGCTGGAGAAAATAGTGTAGTAGATGAAGAAATCATCCCTAACCCAGACAATATAGGTTTAGGAATTAAAGATGGTCGTTCTAAATTAGAATTTGCTTATGATCCTTCTAATTTTTTATATACTGGTACTTATGGATTAGTTCCTACAAGTACAGTATTAACTGTAAATTATAAAGTAAATAATTTTGGGGTAGAATCAAATGTAGAAGCAGGAAGTATAAATAAAACAGATATTTTAAACCTTCAATCATCTCCTAATTTAGATAAAGATTTATCTCAATATGTTAGAGATTCTATAACAGTTACAAATTTAACAGCGGCTACCGGAGGAGGATCAGGAGATACTATTAATGATGTAAGACAAAATGCAATGGCTAGTTTTGGTGCTCAGAATAGAACAGTAACAAAAGATGATTATTTAATTAGAACTTTATCTATGCCTGCTAAATTTGGTAGAGTTGCTAAAGCTTATATAACTCAAGATGATCAAATCTCTCCATTAACAACAGTTGCAGGTAGAATACCTAATCCTATGGCATTAAATTTATATACTTTAGGATATAATAATCGAGGAAATTTAACCACTTTAAATTTAGCTACAAAAACAAATCTCCAAACTTATTTAGAACAACATAGAATGCTAACAGATGCTGTTAATATTAAAGATGCTTTTGTAATAAATTTAGGTGTAGAATTTGAAATTATAGTCTTTAAAAACTTTAATAATCAAGCAGTATTAAAACAATGTATTGAAGAATTAAAAATATATTTTGGTAAAGATAAATGGCAAATAAATCAACCAATAATAATATCTGAAATATATAATGCTATAGGAGCAATAGATGGAGTACAATCAGTTCCAAATGTAAAAATGGATAATGTAGTAGGACAAGATTTAGGATATTCTCCTTACAAATATGACTTAGATGATGCTACTATAAAAGGAATAATTTATCCTTCATTAGATCCAAGTATATTTGAAGTAAGATTCCCTAACCAAGATATTAAAGGAAAAATAACACAATACTAAAATGGCATACTATTCTATATTTCCCGAAAAAGACGCAACAATATATAGTCATCCTAATAGAACAGGTTTAAATACTGGTAGGGATGAAGTATTAGAGCTATTAGAAGAAAAATCATCAACTGCTGAATTATATTATCCTTCACGTTTTTTAATTAAATTTAAAAATACAGAAATTAAGGATGTAATAGAAAATAAAACAAAAGGGATTCCTTTCAATACACATTTAGAAGTATTTTCCACAGCACATAAATCTTTACATGCAAACCATATAGTACAGGTTTATGCAGTTTCTCAATCGTGGGATGAAGGCACAGGTAGATTTAAAAATAATCCATCTTCTTCTAATGGAGTAACTTGGGATTTAAGAACAGATACGGGTTCAAGCGCAAGAGCAATATGGGCTACTTCAAGTTTTGCTTCTAATTCTACAGGTTCTAGTTGTGATTTTATGGTGTCAGGAGGAGGTACTTGGTGGACAGGAACAAATTATATAGCAGAAACATCTTTTTCAAATGCAGATAATTTAGATTTAGATATAAATGTAACTAATTTAGTTAAATTCTTTTCTGCAAGTTATTATCAAGGAGCTACTTACCCAACAGGAATAGAAAATGAAGGTTTTATAATAAAAAAACCAATCGCCACAGAATGTGATGCTTCATCTAGCTTTGGTGAACTGCAATATTTTTCCGCAGATACACATACAATATACCCACCTAAACTAACATTTAAATGGGATGATTCATCTTATTCTCATAGTGGTACTACTTTAACTAGTGGAGACATATTTTTAGCATTATACAATAATAAAGAAGAATTTCAAAGAAAATCAAAACAACGTTTTAGATTAACTACAAGAAAAAGATACCCAGATAGAGCTTTTGTAACAAGTTCAAATTATTTAGATACAGCATATTTACCTACCTCTAGCTATTATAGTTTACGTGATGCAACAACTGACGAAATAATAGTCCCTTTTGATACAAATTATACAAAATTAAGTGCCGATAATGATGGTATGTATTTTGATTTATTTATGGAAGGATTACAACCAGAACGTTATTATAAACTAATGTTTAGAGTAGATAATAATGATGGTATTAATATTTATGACGAAGATTATTATTTTAAGGTTGTTAGATAATGGGAAGAATAGATCCAAAATTAATAGTACAAGGAGAAGAAAGTTCCATTAAAATTGTTAAATTTAAAGGAAAAACTTCTTTAATGGCAGGTCACCAACATGATTTTGTAGTCTATGAAGATAACACTGTAGAAATTTTTGAAGCAATATCACAAAATCGAGAAACAGGTCAAGAAGAAAAACACACACATGAATATTTAGGTGAATATCCTTATGGTGTTATGTCTAAAGTTTTAAGAAGTTCAAAATCAAAGAACTCCCATTTTCATAAAATAGAAAGTGTTTCTTATCCTATTGATTTACAAAAAACTGTTTATGGTAAAAAATCATTTGATGATAAAATAAATAGAAGTTTTGATGAATTTATGTCTAAAAGTAAAGATATAAGTATGGAGGAATTTTTTACATACTATAATCAAATGTTTTATGAAATACCAAAAGACGGCTCTAATTCTCATAAAACTATAATAGACCAAAGCACAGATTATGTTGGTGATTTTATGGATAGTAGAGATACTGAAATAATAGAACTTGTAAACCAAGTAGTAGACTTAGAACAAAAACTAGCAGCAGTTGAAGAAGCAGATAAAGAACACCCAATATTTACAAATGGTACTTTTCTTAAACAAGCAGATAAAAAACCTATTTATTACATGGATAAGGGGGCTAAAAGAAAAATTACAGATTTTGATACTTATTTAGTTCTTAAAAGAGTTAATGGTCATGAAACAGAAAAACCCGATGAAGAAGTTTACATATTAGTAAATGAAGATGTTATAAAAGGCCTAGAAACAGGACCTAAATTTTCGTCAGAAGATTTATATGGAGACGTAGAACAAAGAGATATAGCAGAAGAAAAAAGAAGAGTAGAATTAGATCCAGATGACTTTAAAGCAAATCCTTCTAATTATGATAATGTAAGTGATTATATTGAAGCTTTAGATAGAGAAACTCGCCAATTATTAGCTAAAGAAGAATATGTACAAGAATTATACTACAGATATCAATATGATAGTCAAAATATAACAAATGTGGATGAAAGAAGTGAAGCTAAAGATAAATTTAGAGAAGTTCGAGAAGAACTATATAATTTAAGAAGAAAAATATTAAAATACACAGCTATTTTAGAATCAGTAGACCCAGACGGAGATTTACAAAACATAGAAATAGACACTTCACAACTAAAACAAATAGTAGAAGAAAAAATGTCTAGACCAGATAATGATTTTTCTCAAGCAGAACTTCAACAATTAAGATCTAAAGAAAATAAAATAGCTAGATTTTTAGATTCACAAGGAAAAGCAACTTATAGTAGACCACAGGAGGGGGGATCAGGAGGATATGGAGGATCATCAACACCAACACCTTCAGGAGATTCTTCAGCAATGTCAGGATACTTAGGTTCAGCAGGCATTACAGGGGTAGGAGCAGCAATGGAAGAAATGCCTAAAAATCCTCCATCAGGATATGTATCCAACGGAAATAGAACAGTAAAAAATCATACTGCAAATGAAGCAATTAGAGCAATGAGATTAGGAGCAAAATCTCCAGGTGGAAATTATTATTGGACATTAAAATATAGAAGTAATTCTGATATGAGAACTCCAGAATTAATAAACCCTCAATGGAAAATATACGAAAATTCACTTCTAAACCCGATGGCGTCTGTAGGAGCTTTTAAACCAGTATCTAAATATTATTGGTCTACTAATAAATTTGAATGGATGCCTAAACCAGGTTCCTTTCCAGGTGTAAAAGGTAGAACATGGGAAGGTAAAACTATACATAAACTTAACGGATAATGGAAAAGGTTACAATAAAGAAAATAGAAAGATTAAAAGTTGCTGATTCAAAAGGTTTATCTTCTAGAGATATTAAAAGAAAATTTGGTAAATCTAACGATTATATTGAACTTCACATTCATGATTTAGGAGGAGAATTATTAGAAACTACTCCTAATTACATAGGATATAATCTTCCAGACCAAATAGAAAGTAATACATCTCAATTAACTAATACTTTATTTTTGGACCCCTATAAACATTTAGAAGATAGGGGATATATAACAGGAATGTATAATGTAGTATGTAATATCCATCGAAAAAAAATATTTAGTGGTTTACAAGCAGATTTTAAAATTCACGAAATTTCACCCTCAAGAACTGAATTAAAAATAAAAGGATTAGGAGTTGGTGAAGATCAAGTAAAAAAAGCAGTTCTTGATTTTATAAGTGAAATAGAAGAATCTCTTTTTAATAAAGATTTTACTCTTAACTTTGGTAATAATATAAACATATTAGGAATAAATGTTGCTTATCATAATCAAGACTCATGTGCTTTAATTAAATTATATGAACCTCTTCCTTTAGATTTAGAAAAAGGAGCAGAATTTTGGGTAGTAGAAGAAATAATTGAACCTTTAGAGTTTAAAGTAGATTTAGGTAATAGTGCAGATTCTGAAGGGGGTATTCGTTTAAAAGGACCTAATTTTAGAATAGATACTCGTTTAAATGATTCTATTCCTTCCCAATTTAAAATATATAACGATTTTTTAGAAAATACTCATTCTGCCTCCTTATATAATGTAATGAGTCATTTAAGTGCAAGTATAGAGTTATCTATAGATTATACTAAAACAGGCACAGGATCCTTAGAAACAGGATATCATTTTGAAAATTTTACTCATTTTGGTAGTGCTGAAGAAAGATTAAAAAACTTTAAATATAAATTAGAATTATTAGAATTATACGAAATACAAATAGATGAAATAAACACAATACAGGGTAATATATCGTCTTCATCAGCAGTTACTAGTAATAAAAATTTAATTGAAAATAAAAAAGGTAAACTAATAAGCGGGTTTGATAATTATGAAAAGTTTTTATATTATGAAAATCACCCATATGCTTGGCCTAAAGTTCCTGACTTTGGAATAGGTAATTTACAAATAACAGGATCTACACTACAACCAGAAGATTATTGGTTGCAAGTAGGATTAACAGATTGTGATGTATTTTTTAAACCTTATAATTTAAGACCAACAACTTCTTCCCAAGCAGTAGAATGGTATGGTAATACTAATGAGTTAAATATAGATTATGGAGGACAAATATTATCTGCTTCTAAATTTGATAGAGATAATAAACATAATTTAGTAAGAACTATTCCTGAACATATTTCTATGAGGGAAGAAAATGAACAATATATAACTTTTACAAATATGATTGGTCAGTATTTTGATCAAATTTGGTTATATATAGATCATATAGGTCAAATTAGAAATGCCCATAATTCCTCTAAAGATGGTATTTCAAAAGATTTAGTATTTACAGCTTTAAGTAGTTTAGGTATTGAAGCTTTTGATCAATTTGAAAATGAAGAATTATTTGAATATATAATAGGAACTAATAAAGCTAAATCAGGTTCTTTTGGAACTTATGATGCACCTGCAGGACAAACAATGATAACTTCTTCTTTAGTAACATGTGATAATGGGGGTAGTTCAATGCCTAAAGGAGATATAACAAAAGAAATTTGGAAAAGGTTATATCATAATTTACCCTATCTTTTAAAAACTAAAGGAACAGAAAGAGGTATTAAAGCTCTTATGAATTGTTATGGTGTTCCGGAAACTATATTAAATGTAAAAGAATATGGAGGACCAACAACTGATTCTACTACTTATAAAACATTTAATTATGAAAAATTCTCAAGAGCACTAGCAGGAAGTTCAGACACTGAAGGATATTTTATAAAAGCACCATGGGCATCTACATCTTCTTTATTTAATGGGACTATAGAAAGTAAACCTAATAGATCAGAAGGTAAAATTATTTTTTCTATAGGAGCAGTAAAAGATTTATTTAATGCTCCCTTCCCTAAAACAGTAGAATTAACAGCCACAGATTTATCAGTTCATACTTTTACTTCAAATTATGATTTTTTACTACATGGAGAAAGTGGTTTAGAAACAGCTCAAAGTTTAGCAGGAGCTATAGATGCACATACATTATTTTCAGCTTCTGTTTTTGTAAGAGAAGATTTATATGATCCTGCTCATGAAAAATATAATTTAGACATTGAGGTAATGATTACCCAACATCTGCAGGGTATAGATGGTAACACAGAAATAAAAGGTACATTATTTGAAGATACATTAACTCCTGCTTGTGGTAACCCACAACAATTTCCTGAAGTTGAATTTTTAACAAAAGTAGATTTTAAAGAAGGAGGAGGTATAAATAATTCAACATCAATTACAACAGTTGTACCTGGTATTAATACATGTTCAAGTAAAACATTAATAGAAAATGGAATAGCATCAGATGGATCAGGTAATCTAATTAATAATGGATTATTTCAAGACGAAGCAGAATTTATGGATTTTGTTACAGATGTAGTAAATGGATATACTAATATAGATATTTCTTTATATAGTTTTGAATCATTAACCCCATCAGCTGTTCCTTTATATTTAGGAGAATTCCAGTGTAAAGGAATAAATGATTATGGTTTATTTGTTATAGAATGTTTTAAAGCAGATGATTGTGTAAATATTCAATCTGTAGTAACTCCAACAACAGTTTCTCCAGGAACAACAGCAGTAGGAACAATAACTATTCCTAATAATGTTGGTCAAAATAATGGCCAATATGGTGGAGAAACAGTAATATTAACATCAGCAGACGGTACTGCTCATACTTTTACTTTAACAGGAGGAGGTTCAGTAAATTCAATAGGTCAAGATCTTATGAATGCAATAAATGCTGATCCTAATTTTACAGCTATAAACTTAAATTCAGTCCCTCAAAGAACAGGATATGCTTTAGAAATAACAACAGTAGCTACTGGATCTAGTGCTAATAATCCCATACAAGGTTCTGCTCTTAATATGACAGGAGATGTAGCTATTATGTCTTTAATAACAAATGGACTTATAGGAGGTACAGATTCAACAGGAGGAGAATTAGTAACAACATCTAATAATTCTTGTAATGCAAATTTAGATTTTTATGTTGATGGTACTAATTTATCTTTTAGTATTAATACTACACAATTTACAGACTATATAGTTCAAGGATCCACAGGAGATTCTACGTATGATAATTATTTAGCTCAAGCAATCCCTTATGCAGCAGGTACACACATTTATAATGGAAGTACTTATGTAACTTCCGATGGTAATGCTTACAATTATGGTCCTACTAATAGTGATTATGTTTTTTCACATCCTAATAACCAGATTTTTGTAACTAGTACAACTATCCAGGCATCAAATAAACAAGGTTATTTAGACCCAAGCGAAATTTTAAATTATTGTAGTTCTAATTGTGGTAATGTGTCAGGTACAAGTGATGCGTGTTACACCAATTATACTGCGTTTATTAACGCGTTAAATAATGATGGTATAATAAATTCAAATATACCAGGAATAAACGTAGATACAAAATGGTCTGAATTAAAAGCACCAGATATAATTACTCATTTTCCTGCATCTTCATCTTGTGGGTGTGATAATTTTGAAACAGGTGCTACTACTACAACTGTTTTAACTCAACAACCAACAGTTAATACAAGTATACCTTTAGGACAAGGTGCACAAGATGTAAATTATGGAAAATTTGGAGCAAGATTTTATGCAGACATTAACTCATCTACTTTTTATGATATTCCTGCTTCAGTAAGTACTTATTTTGGAGGAACAAACCAGAATGATGGAAGATTAAATAATATAGGAGTTTGGGATGGAACAAATCCTTGGACAGGAGGTATTACTAATATGACTCCCATAGATGAATGGATTGGTTTTTCAAGATGTATAAATGTACCAGCAGATGGAGAATATTTAATCGGTTTAGCAGGAGACAATAGAATTAGATTTGCTGTAAACGGTGAAATGTTAATTGAAAAAGACATAAATGATACAGGTAATTTTAATTATTGGTGGGTTTATAAAATAAATTTAACAGCAGGGAATAATACAATAGTTTTAGAGGGAAAAAATGATAGTAGTATAGCATCCTTTGGGTGTGATATAGTAGGACCTTTTCCAACAGGAACTTTTACGAATGAAACTAGTTTTCAAGACATAGAACAAAATGGTATTATACTTGGTGGAACTTCGTATACTGATTTAGAAGATGCATATCAAAATAATATTATATTTAGTAGTCAAGATGAATTAAATATATCATCAACATTAGGAGGAGAAATATTTGCAGGTTCTTTTTACGGAGATCCAGATACAGACACAGGAGTAACAGATGAAGCATCTAATTATGTAGATCCTGATCGTGGCGGAGTACCTCAATTAGATTGGTTTATAGCTAATGACCCAACAGTTCAATTTAATTACAAAAAGTTTGCATATTCTCATCCAGATTACTTAACAGCAATAGTTTCTACCTCATTATCCTCATATACCCCTTGTTTTGAATCACAAAACCAACCAACACGTTTAGATGCGAATGGTGATCCTACATACTGGCATACCTTGCAAGGTATAATTATAAGTTCTACAGGATGGCCTACTACACTTACTACAGGATTTATAATGCCAAATGGTTTTGGTGGTCACCAATCATATAATACAGGTGATGGTTTGTATTATTCAGATTTAGGGGTTTATAATAGTTGGGAGAAGCTTATAAATGCTTTAAATGCAGCAGGAGGCCCCCAAACGTTTTATAATTCTGATACTAGAGCTGAAGTAGAATCAAAGATAAAAAATGCCGAACAATCACTTATAAATAGTCAATCTTTTCTTGATATTCATAATCAACTTATAACAGCTCCA